TCGATGCGTGTTCGCTATCGTCCTTTCGCTTGAGGTAAATCATGACCATTGCAGCACAATCAATCATCCGTCGTGTCGTTGAGACAATGCAGGACAACACGTCTGTGCGTTGGCCAGTGGCTGAACTTGTTCGTTACCTCAATGATGGTCAGCGTGAAGTGGTCTTGTACCGCCCTGACTCAATGGTGACTAACGCCACAGTGGCTCTTGCAGGCGGCGCTAAGCAAGCCTTGCCCTCCAACGGTTCTAAACTGATCGACGTGATCCGTAATACCTCTGGCACAAAGCGTTCTGTTCGCATGACCGTGCGCAACATCTTGGACACACAGAGCCCTAACTGGTACAACCTGACAGGTGTAACCGAAGTCCTGCACTACATGTACGACCCTCGTGACCCCAAGGTGTTCTACGTATACCCACCAGCAGCCTCTTCAGGCGCTTCTGTTGAGATTGTGTACTCTGCCTATCCAACTGATATCACAGAACCCGCTGATGGGGCTGTATACAGCGCTGTGGCCGGTAATATCAGTTTGCCTGACATCTACGGCAACGTCTTGGCCGATTACATCTTGTATCGCGCCTACACCAAGGACAGCGAATACGCTGGTAACGCTCAACGCGCACAGGCTCACTATGGAGCTTTCCAAGCTGCGTTGACAACTGAGATGGCCGGTACAACAGGCGTAGCGCCTAAAATCTGAGGTGACACATGGCCGAGAAAATTAAACTCGTACAGGGCGACACCAAACCTGCGCTAGTCTGCAACATCACCGATGAAATCACCGGTCTGCCCATTGTGGTGACTGGTGCCACGGTTCTGCTGAAGTTCCGCGCTGTAGGTTCTGCCGACCTGACTGCTACTGTGACTGGCTCTGTAACTGATGGCGTTAACGGCCAAGTTGCGTTCTACCCTGCCTCTGCTCCAGCTATGTTGTTGGGTGAAGCCGGTGACTACGAAGGCGAAATCCAGATCACGTTTTCCGACGGAACCATCCAAACTGTTTACGACTTGTTGAAGTTTAAGCTGCGCGAGGACTTCTAATGGGCGTGACGGTTGTCAGAACTGCTCTAACGGCTTCAACGGCTGTTACCAGAGCAAGGGCAAGCGTCGTCATCGTAGCGCCTGTAGCCGAGACTTCGGCTGCGCTTTTAGCTGCTGCTACTTCTGTTGTCGTTGCTGGTGCATCGGTGACGGTGATAGTACCTGCGGCTAACCTGAACTACATACTGCTAGCGTCTGCCGCGTACCTTGATACGTCTGGGCGGTTCCAGTTTTTCCCTGAAGAAGTTTTTGTAGCTGACGCATCGTTTAGATCGACGCAGAAAGCGCTTACTGATACGTTCGGGCAGACAGACTATATTACAAGCATTGACACGCAGCTTGCCTACACTGACAGTGTGTCTTTGCCGGACTTTATCATCCGCACGCTTGAGTACATTCGTAATTTTACAGACACGATCGATTTCGCCCACCAAGTTTCGTTTACCTTTAGCCGCCCTCTTGCAGATAATTTTGCACTGAGTGATTCTGCAGCTAAGGGGTTTATCAAACCTCTGTCCAGCTCGTTCTCTCTGTCTGACACCGCTCCAACATTTCTGTACCAACTGGCGTACACACACTCGGTTAGCCTTCAAGAAACCTTCCGTACCGTATTTAGTAAAGCACTAGTTGACAGCGCTGGCACGGTGGATGTGACTCAATTTAATCTGGGAAAACACTCCGCGGATGTGTTCTATGTGCCGGACAGCATATCTCGGGACACTTCTAAGGCGCTTTTTGATAGCTTTACACACACTGATTTGGTAGCCAAAGACGCTGGTAAGTCACTGGTGGATTCGTTCCCGCTATCTGATTTTGCGGTCAGAAACACGTTTAAAGTTTTCTCAGACGCCTTTAGTCACTCCGATTCTTTGGCTAGAGTTGTCGACAAAGGCGTGTTTGATAGCCTTGTGCTTTCTGATTTCTCTAGCCGCATCATCGGGCGAGTAATCAACGACGGCGTTGCGATGAATGATAGCGCCGATCTTGCAGACAATATTACTTACCAAGCTGTAAAATACGTAACCAACTTGGTTTTTGTTGCTGACACCAGCACGAGGGCTTGGAATGCGAACAAAGCCGACTCGGTATCTTTGGCCAGCAGTGGTATTTTGTCTTCCCAAAACTACTGCGATCTGTCATACTTCGCAGAAGACTACGTCGGTGAATCCCGAACATTTTCATAGGAGCCCCCATGTTAAACGACCAACTCAAAGTTACTGGCGACGTAGTCGTCGAAATCACTGGCCCCGATGGCCAGATCAAAGATCGCCGCGAGATTAAAAACCTCGTCGTTGCGACAGGTAAAACCTTCATTGCATCACGCATTGTTGGCACACCGACCGCTATGTCTCACATGGCTATTGGTTCTAACAATACAGCAGCTGCGACTAACGACGCTGCCTTGGGCGCTGAATTGGGCCGTGTTGCGTTGTCATCTTCTACATCCTCCGGCGCTGTTGTTACTTATGTAGCTAGCTTCCCTGCTGGTACAGGTACTGGTGCTGTTGTTGAGGCTGGCGTTTTCAACGCTTCTTCCTCCGGTACTATGTTGTGCCGTACCGTGTTCGCTGTTGTTAACAAAGGCGCAGATGACGCCATGAGCATCACATGGGCGATCACAGTTAGCTAAATTTTGGAGTAGTGTTGTATGGTTGATATTGTTACCCGAGCGGGTAAGGGCTCGCCTCTTACAAATAACGAAGTCGACGCAAACTTCACCAATCTAGCGGAAGTATCCGGTATTACCGGTGAACCCATGGGTCATGAAGACCGTACAACCTCCACGATTAGCTTCAACGCATCGACCCGTACGTTCACGATTGCACCTGTAAGCACCAGCTTTACAGTTTGGTGCAAAGGCAAGAAGGTTGTTGTCAGCTCTGCGCAGACCGTTACGATCCCCAACACATCGGGGATGTACTCGATTTACTTCGACGCGAACGGCGCTCTAGCTGCTAAAGCTGGTTACTTCACATTTTCTGAGGAAGCTCCAACTGCGTACATTTACTGGAACGCTGCCACCGGTGCTTGCCCATACTTTGGTGACGAGCGTCACGGCGTTGTCCTTGATTGGCAGACTCACGAATACCTACACCGCACACGCGGCGCTGCTCTAGCTAGTGGCTTCGGTGCAAGCGGCTACACCCTTGGAGGTAATGGTAGTTCAAATGCTCACGCACAACTGACGCTTGAAGGCGGTACGTTCTTTGACGAGGACATGAAGATCATCGTCACTGCGACCAACACACCAACAGCCGGTACGTGGGAACAAGACCTTCTGAGCCCTGCTCGCATTCCAGTGTTGTATTTGTCCGGCACAGGCTGGGTCATCGACGCACCGACTGACTACCCGCTCAAGCAAGGTACTGCTCGTCCTCAATACAACGCACTGTCTGGTGGTGTCTGGTCAACAGCCGACGTAGCAAACAACAAGTACGCCACATCATGGATTCTGGCGACGAACAACCTGACATACCCAGTCATTGCAATCATCGGCCAAGCCGAAAGTGATTTGCAGAGCGCTGCCGAAGCTGTTGACTTTACATCGTTGCAACTTCCCGGTTTCCCTTCAGTGGAATTCCGCCCACTGTATAGACTCGTTTTTCAATGCGCTGACAGTTTCAGTAACGCTGTTAAAGCCAGTCTGGTTTCGATCACCGACATCCGTTCGATCGCTGCGGCAGGTGTTGCAGCTTCACTGATAACTGACCACGGTAACTTGTCTGGTTTGTCTGACGACGATCACCCTCAGTATTTGAGCGTTGACACTGTTCGTGGCACTTTGACTGCTGCTGTTAAAGCCAGCTTTTTGCCATCTCAGGCAGGTAACGCAGGTAAGTTCCTGACAACTGACGCCACGTCCACCTCATGGGCTTCGCTGACTAGTGGTAATATTACAACAGCATTAGGGTTTACCCCATATAACGCTACCAACCCAGCTGGCTATATCACTGGTATTACATCCAGTGACGTCACTACAGCGTTAGGGTTTACCCCATATAACGCAACGAATCCTAGTGGGTTTGTTACTGCGGCAGGCGCTCGCGGCGCGATCTCTGTTACTGGTGCAGGCTCATACGACTCAGCCACTGGTGTCATTAACATCGTCGGCGGTGTGACCAGTTTCAACACCCGCACAGGCGCGATTACTTTGTCGTCTGCTGATGTTACAACTGCGTTGGGCTTCACACCCTATAACAGCACAAACCCTAACGGCTACCTGACAGGCATCACGTCGATACAGGTCACAACGGCTTTGGGCTATACGCCTTACAACAGCAGCAACCCATCAGGCTACATCACCGGCATCACATCCGGCATGGTGACCACAGCTCTGGGCTTCACACCATACAACAATAGCAATCCAAGCGGGTATATCACAAGTTCTGCGCTGTCAGGCTATTTGACTTCTGCGTCTGCGGCTAGTACTTATTTGCCTTTGGCTGGCGGAACTTTGACAGGGCCATTAGCGATAACTGGCTCTGTGCTTACAACTACAGCTGCCAGTTCTTGGGGGGTTTACTCAAACACCAATGGTGCAAATTATTCAGGTATTTGGTTTTCTACAAATGTTGGTGAACTGTTGTTGCGTAAAGCCGATGGC